TTAAATTTCCACTCAATGCACCCAAGACTGGGTTTGACAATCAGTTCATACGTCATAGAATGGACCCGTTGGTAATTGCAGTTGCCGACACTTCGTTCATGGAGTTCTCCTTTAAGCCCCGTGGTCCACAAACCACGGGGTTTTTCTTTGCCTGAAAATAATTTTTCAAAAACGTTGCACAATCGTAGCACATCTCTGATACACTGCGTCAACGGTTAAGGAAATATTCATGCGTACCAACCAACCCAAATCAGCGTTCATGACTGTCCGAGTGACAGACAAGACGCGCACCAAGTTTCATGACAAGGCACTGAAGGTCGGAACCCCGAGCGAAGTGCATCGTGAAATCGTCGAGGCTTTCGTTGAAGATCGCCTCACAATCCAACCCCCTGTAATCCGTAAACTGGAGAAACTTTATGTCAATCGAACAGAAAATTGATGCCCTGACCGCTGCCGTGGTTGCCCTGACTGCCAAGCTGGAGTCCAGCAATGTAGCAGCACCTGCACCAGTTGCGCCAACCCCCGCACCCGTGGTACAAGCTGCCCCGGTTCATGTGTCTGCCGTGGATACACCCGTGGCCGCTGCACCCGCCATGCCAGCGCCTCCTGTGTTCACAGCCCCTGTGGCCGCACCCGTTGCCAGTGGCGCACCATTCTCTGACGGCAAGGGTCTGATTGACTATGTGATGGGCGCATACAAGGCGCTTGGTCCACAAAAGGGTGCCATGATCCAAGGCGTCCTGACAGGCATGGGCTACCAGAACATCAACGATGTGAAGCCCGAGCACTACGGTCAGTTGTTCGCTGGTGTTGAGGCACTGAAGTGAGCGACCACGCCAAGCTGTCCCCATCGAAGCGTAGCCGCTGGGCCTTGTGCCCCGGCAGCATTCGAGAGGAGGCCAAGTACCCCGACGAAGGTAGCGGCCCCGCTGCTGCCGATGGCACACACTCGCACACGCTGCTTGAAAAGTGCATCATGACTGGCAATAGTGCCCACTCGTTTGTGGGTCAGTTGATGACCGATCACGAAGGTTCGTTTCATGTGGACGCTGATCGTGCAGCCCGTGTGCAGACTGCCCTTGACTACATCGAGAAACGCAAGGCCGAACATTTTGGCTTTTGCAAAGTGATTACCGAGACTCGTGTGGACCCCGAGCACCTGCTGGGTCGTTCTGACTTGTCGGGCACTGTGGACGTGCAGATTCTTGGTGGTGACACCATTGAACTGATCGACTACAAAGACGGCATGGGCATCGTCACAGCCGAGGGCAACATGCAGCTTGAGCAGTACGCCTACGGGGTGCTGGCTGGCTTCAAGCTGCCCGTTAACGGTGACTACCCATTCAGTACGGTTCGCATGACCATCATCCAGCCTAAGCTGGCGCTGCGTGGGATGCCTGCCATCACATCGCATGAAGTTTCTGTGCGTGACTTGTTGGCGAACATGGGTACAATCATCGCTCAAGCTGCTGCAACTGATCGACCAGATGCACCGCTTGTACCGGGTGAAAGTCAATGTAAATTCTGCCGCGCCAAAGGCTCCTGCGCCGCGCTGGCAAGTAACGTAATGAAGGAGGTCGGAATCATGTTCCAGCCTGTCGTAACTCAAACACTCGATGTCGCGCAGCAATCTGCCGATAAAGACCCATCCACGATGGATGATGCCCAGATCGCTCAGATCATGGAAGCTGCCCCCTTGATGCGCCAGTTACTCGAAGGTGTTGAAGCCGAGGCTTTGCGCCGCCTGCAAGCTGGTCAAGTCATTCCCGGCTTGAAGCTGGTCCACGGTCGTGGCTCTCGTGCATGGGCGTTGCCCGAAGCTGAGATGGCTGAGAAGCTGGTCAAGATGGGCATCCCCAAGACTGCGATCTACGAAACCAAACTCGTCACACCCGCCAAGGCTGAGAAGCTGACGTGGGAGAAACGTGACGGCACGAAGGTTGCGTTGACTGATCGCCAGTTAAAGCGCATGGATCAAGAGTATGTGTCCAAGTTGGCTGGCAAGCTGACTGTGGCCCCCGAGTCTGATAGCCGTCCGGCTGTCGTCACCAACGCTGCACCGTTGTTCAGTGCAGTGGAAACCCCCGCCGAGCTTCCCGCTTGGCTTTCGTAAATCACTGGAGTAAATGTAATGTCTGAAATCATCTTTTTGTCGAATGTCCGTTTGTCTTTTCCCCACCTCGCTGAACCACAGCGTCAGGTCAATGAGCAGACTGGCAAGGAACGCATTTCGTATAACTGCGAGTTCATCATGCCGCAGGACCACGCTGGCTTTCAGCAGTTTATGCAGCGTTACGGTGCCTTGGCGCTGGAGAAGTGGAAGGAACACGCTCAAGCTGTCATGGCAATGATCCAGAACGACCGCAAGACCCGCTGCTTTGGTCGTGGTGAGGAGAAGGTCAACAAGAAAACCTTCCAGCCTTATGACGGCTACGCTGGCAATGTGTTCATCACGGCTGGCCGCGACACCGCGCCGCAGATGATCCAAGCCGATGGTCAACCCATTGACCCAGCCAACACGATGGCCTACCAGCAGCTTGCACGCAAGATGTACGGTGGCTGCCGTGTCAACGCTGCCATCAAGCCTTGGCCGCAGGACAACAAGCATGGCCGTGGCATCCGTTGCGATCTGATCGCTGTTCAGTTTTTTGCTGACGATACCCCATTCGGTGAAAAAGCCGTTGATGCGTCTGGGATGTTTGGTGCGGTGGCGAGTGCTCCTGCTGGAATGTTCGGCGCTGCGCCTCAAAGTGCGCCTGCGATGCCTGCTGCGCCGTTTGCGGCACCGGCTGGCCTGCCTTCGTTCTTCGGGCAGTAAGTAAATCGGGGGGAAAGCAACATCCGGCTAGAGTGCAAGTACCCCCACCTACACGGTAACCGTAATGAGTAACGACTATGTGTTCGACATCGAAACCTACCCCAACGTCTTCACGCTGGCGCTGGAGCATACAGAAGCGCCGCTATGCTGGTCTTTTGAAATCAGCGAGTACCGCAACGACAGCCGCCAGATCATCGAGTTTCTCCAGTATCTCAAGGATACGAATGCCCGGATGGTCGGGTTCAATAACTTGGGGTTCGACTACCCCGTCCTGCATACGCTGATCCGCATGGGTCACAGTGACGCCAACACGCTGTACCAAAAGGCGATGGCGATCATCAACTCGCAAGACGAAGATAGCGGCAAGTGGACTCATCTCGTCAAGCCGACAGACCAGTTCGTGCAGCAGATCGACTTGTTCAAGATTCACCACTTCGACAACCGTGCCCGTGCCACCAGCCTCAAGGTGCTGGAGTTCAACATGCGCAGCGACACGATTGAAGACCTGCCGTTCCCCGTGGGCACAGTGCTGAACCCTGAGCAGATCAAGGTGCTCAAGTTCTACAACGCCAAGGACGTGCGCGAGACCAAGGCGTTTTATCACCACACACTCGGCATGATTGCGTTCCGTGAAGAACTGACGCGCAAGTACGCCCGGGACTTCATGAACCACAACGACACCAAGATCGGCAAAGACTACTTCGTCATGAAGCTGGAAGAAGCCGGTGTTGCCTGTTACGATTTCGGCCCCAAGGGTCGCACGCCCCGGCAGACCAAGCGCCCAGTGATCCACCTCAAGGACGCCATCTTGCCTTGGATCGAGTTCGAGCAGCCTGAGTTCACACGGGTGCTCAACTGGCTCAAGGCTCAGTCAATTACAGAAACCAAAGGGGTCTTTACTGACCTCACAGCAGCAGTCAATGGATTCACCTTTGTCTTTGGCCTTGGAGGCATCCACGGCTCCATCGAATCGGAAGTTGTCGAGTCAAACGATGAGTTCGTCATCGTGGATTTGGATGTCACTTCATACTATCCAAACTTGGCAATCTCGAATGGGTTTCACCCGGCCCATCTCGGAAAAGATTTTGTCAGCATTTACAAGCACCTGTTCGAGCAGCGCAAGCAGTACCCCAAGAAGTCAGCAGAAAACGCAATGCTGAAGCTGGCGCTCAACGGCGTCTACGGTGACAGCAACAACCAGTTCTCTGTGTTCTATGACCCGCTGTTCACCATGAGCATCACGCTCAACGGTCAACTGCTGCTGTGCCTGCTGGCCGAAGGGCTGATGCACATCGAGGGGCTGCGCCTAATCCAAGTGAACACTGACGGCCTGACTGTGCGTGTGCCCCGGGCCAACAAGTGGCTGGTGGACGTGGCCCGTGCAGCGTGGCAACTTCGCACAAAGCTGAACCTTGAGGAAGCTGTCTACAAGGCCATGATGGTGCGCGATGTCAACAACTACATCGGTGTGTTTGAAGACGGCAGCACCAAGCGCAAGGGTGCCTACGAGTACGAGATGGACTGGCACCAGAACGCCGGTGGTCTTGTGATCGCCAAGGTGGCCGAGAAGGTGCTGGTCGAGGGTGCGCCCATCCGCGAGACAGTCGAGCAGTGGCCCGACATCATGGACTTCATGCTGCGCACCAAGGTGCCCCGGTCAAGTTACTTGGGCCTTGAGGTTGACGGTGTGACCACGCGACTGCAAAACACCACGCGCTACTACATCGCCAAGGGTGGTGGTCGCCTGTTCAAGTGGATGCCACCGCTTGCCAAGAAGCCCGGTGAGTGGCGAAAGATTGGCGTCGAGTCCGGCTGGGGTGTGCAGCCCTGCAACGACATCAAGGATGCTGGCAAGCTGCCAGTCGATTTTGACTATTACGTGAAAGAAGTGGAGAAACTATGTCTGGGTCTAGCTTGAACAAACAGGTCGCTGGCGACCACTACAAGGATTTGCCAATCCAGCCAGTCGAGTACATCCACGCCAACGCGATTGGGTACTTCGAGGGTAACGTGATCAAGTACATCAGCCGCTGGCGCAAGAAGAACGGCATCGCCGATCTTGAGAAGGCCAAGCACTACATCGAGTTGCTGATCGAGATGGAGAACCGCAAACTAGACGGAGAGTGCAATGCTGGAAAAACAGATTGAGGCCAAGGTCTGCGACTACGCCAAGTCCAAAGGTGTGCTGGCGTACAAGTTCACTAGTCCCGCCCGTGCCGCTGTGCCTGATCGTCTGTTCATTGGACCCGATGGTCGCATGTGGTTCTGCGAGTTCAAGCGCGAGGGTCAAGTGCCCACGCCAGCGCAGTACCGAGAGCACGACAGACTTCGGCAGCAGATGGTCAACGTGTTCGTCATCGACAACGTGGCCGAGGGTAAGTTGATGGTTGATGTGATGGTGATGGGATGCTGACACCTGACTTGCTCCACGGCTACCAACAGAAAGCTGTCAACTTCCAGTCCACGCACCCCAACTCGATGCTGTGGCTGGACATGGGGTTGGGCAAGACCGTGATCACCTTGACCACGCTGGCCCACCTGATCCGCACCAGCTTCCTGCGCGGCGTCATCATCGTGGCCCCCATCCGAGTCATTCGACTGGTGTGGCGTCAAGAGGCTGCGAAGTGGGAACACACCAAGCACCTAAAGTTCAGCATGGTCACGGGCACCAAGGACCAGCGCACCCGCGCCCTGCTGCGCCCCGCTGACGTGTACATGATCAACTACGAGAACCTCGGGTGGCTGGCCGAAACCTTGCAAACTTACTTTGTCAAGAAAGACAAGCCCATGCCCTTCAACGGGATCATCTGGGACGAGATCAGCAAGATGAAGAACAGCGCCACGAACCGGGTCAAAGCGTTCCGCAAGATCGCTGACAAGTTCGACTGGACCACGGGTTTGACCGGCACCCCGGCCAGCAACGGGTACAAAGACCTGCACGGTCAGTTCCTCGTGGTTGACAAGGGTGAACGTCTAGGCACCAGCAAGACGCAGTTCAAGACCCGGTTCTACAAGAAGGTCGGGCCGTACAAAGAGGTGCCCTACGAGGACACCGAGGACACGATCAAAAAGCTGATCGGGGACATCACGCTGGAGATGTCAGCCGAGGACTACAACCCGCTGCCTGACCTGATCGTCAACAACATCGAGATCGAAATGCCTGACGAGTTAAGGGCCAAGTATGAACGGCTTGAGAAAGAGTTCTTCATGGTGCTCGACAGCGGCAAAGAGATCGAGGCGTTCAACCAAGCGGCGCTGACCAACAAGTGTTTGCAGTTCTCCAACGGCGCGATGTACCCCATCGCCGGGATGCCGCTGTGGGAGCCAGTGCATGACATGAAGCTGGATGCGCTGGAGGACATCATTGACGAGGCCCAAGGCTCACCTGTTCTGTGCGCCTATGCTTACCGCAGTGACGCTGCCCGCATCATGGACAAGTTCAAAGCACTGCGCCCGATCAACCTGACCGAGTGCAAGAGCGAGGCGGCATTGACCAACGCCATGCACCGCTGGAAAACCGGCGACTGTCAACTGATGATTGGTCACCCGGCCAGCATGGGTCACGGCATCGACGGCTTGCAGAAGAACGGCCACATCCTCGTGTGGTATGGCCTCAACTGGTCGCTGGACCTGTACGAGCAGTTCAACGCCCGTGTGCGCCGTCAAGGTCAAGGGGCACCAGTGATGTGCCACCGCATCCTGATGCAAGACACACTGGATCAAGCGCAGGCACTGG